GCAGGGATTCGCGTCTCCTCGTCCCGGATTCATCCAGAAGGACATGGTCATCTGCGATGCAATCACCGCAGATAATGCGACGATCACTGCGGACATCACCAACATAACGGCTGATGGATATTCGGAAGAGTGCTACAATCCAAGCGGATTGACGGGCATCCTTCAATGCGCTCTTCCGTACATCGCAGACAACGGCAGGACGTTCATCCTGATGTTGATCAGTGGAAAAGTTTGGCTGTACGACATCGACCAGAACAGCGTCCAAAACATATCCACATCCTCAAGCCTTTATAACCCTTCCAATATCCTTGATGGATGGATGGTGCAGGCAGAAAACTTTGTCATCATCCAAGATGGTGTCAGTGGTCCGTTGATTTTTGATGGTGTTGCAATCCGAAGAGCCAACATTGATGAGATCAAGTGCGGGAGGATGATGGCCTACGTCAACGGGCGAATCTGGTACGCTCTTGAGAATGGGTTTTCATTCAGAGCAACCGACATCGTCTATGGTGACGGAACGCGCGCGAGCGTTCTAAAGGAAACGGAGAACACGTTCCTAAACAGTGGCGGTGATTTCGCTGTTCCTTCTGATTCTGGCGGTATCACGGCGATGGGCATTCCCGGAAACCCGGACACATCGCTCGGTCAAGGTCCGCTCCTGATTTTCACTCCTCGATACGTTTTCAGCATCAATGCTCCGGTTGATCGCGATGTCTGGAAGAACCTGAACTATCCGATCCAAGCAATCAGCTTGTTGACCAATGGTGCTCTTGGTTCCAGGTCTGCGATAACGGTCAACGGTGACGTTTTCTATCGGGCGGTTGATGGCGTGCGCTCGTTCATCATCGCAAGGAGGTCGTTCAATGATTGGGGCAATACTCCTATCAGCAACGAGGTGTTGAACATCACCGACAACGATCAGACCAATCTTCTTTGGGCAAGCTCTGCTGTCGTGTTCGATAACCGGCTATTGATGACAGCACAGCCGAGATACAACTCTGAAGGTGTCATCCACAAGGCGTTGCTTGTCCTTGATTTCGACCTGATCACGTCGATGCGGAAAAAGTTCCCACCGGCTTGGGCTGGAATCTGGACCGGACTCGACGTGTTGCAGGTCTTGAAGTCAGAGAATGCTTACGGTGACCGATGCTTCGTTCTTGCTCGCGGAGCGGACGGGTCGATCCAATTCTGGGAAATCAGCAAGGCGGAGAAGGAGGACAACAGCGTTGCGAACGGACCAAACTCGATTGAGTGGTTGGTGCAGACAAGGGCTTACAACTTTGAGATCCCGTTCGGGCTGAAGCGGCTTGATTCAGGGGACATCTTCATCGATGCGCTTGATGGAACCGCTGCGTTCAATGTTCAGTATCGACCGGACCAATATCCGGGATGGCTTGATTGGGCGAACTGGTCGGAGTGCGCCACAACAAACCAGTGCAGCAACCTTTGTCCGATTGCAAACTTCCAGCCTCAGTATAGGCCGAAGATGCGTCTTCCGACCCCAGAAGATACATCGTGCAATTCAACCATCAGCACACCGACCCGTAACTTGTACGAAGTGCAGATGGCTTTGACCATCACAGGATTTTGTCGCATCAAGAGCGTCCGCGTCCACGCTTACGATGTCCAGGAGTCTGCGGTCGGAGAGTGCAGGACTTTTCAAGGATGCAAGACGCTTGAAGCGTGCGACGTGAACCCGTTTACTTACACATCGGAATAATATGGCAAATCTAACACTGATCAACCTTGTTCCTCCAAGCCTTCCTGTAAACTATTGCCCGACCAACTACCAGACGTTGGCCAACGACATCATCAGCGGGACGCAGGCGATTTTCAACAGCACCATCGGAAACTCGTTCTTTAACTTTGGAGCATCGTTTCCTGCGATCAACAACCGTGTTTATCCTTGGCTCGATGACCAAGGGCTTTGGTGGATCTTCACCCAGGGGTTCTGGATCCGAAAGAACACGGTTGAAGCTGCTGGTCAAGAGCGGCGGATGTTCGTTGGTTCGACGATTGATCTTGGGCTGTACGACGGCGGCGATGGTGCTGTCACGGTCACCAGCGTCACAGGCCCGATGTGGGAGATTGACACTGCTTTTGAAGCACGATTCCCGGTCGGTGTCGGAGCTTTTGCGGCGAGCGGCGCTGTTGCTGTGAATGGAACCGCAACGGCCACGGCTGTTGTCGGAGAAGACCAACACAAGCTGACCACTCCAGAATTAGCAGTTCACACGCACGACGTAGCGATACAGGTGTTTGGTCATGGAGGAGAAGATGGAACAAGGGATTCTGCGGATGGCGGAACCTATTCCAACCCTGTGACAAACAATACGACTGTGTTCCCAGCCGCAACACTTGATACGAGCTTGGACGCGGAAGCGGTTAGCGTAGGTGGCGACATCGCTCACAACAACCTTCCTCCGTTCTATGGTGTTTACTTCATCAAGCGGACCGCGCGAGTCTATTACACCAAATGAAACTGATCGTTCAGGACATCCAATCTACGATTGCCCGCGTTGTCGGCGTGTGTGTCGATGATCCGCGCGTCTATGACTACATCAACCAAGCGTGTCGCCGGTTGCTGCACAAGGGTCTTTGGGCGGGAGCGTACGGTCGGTTCACAATAAACACCGTTGGTGGGTGTATAACTTGGCCGCGATCAATTGAAACCATCGAGGCCGTGGCAGATTGCTGCGGAACCGGCTCCGTTAGAAATCAATGGTTCGAGTTCCAAGAGAGCGGGTATGGATTGCTCAATGAAAACTCGGGGTGCGCCGGCAAGCAGCTTGTTGATCGAGGGACAGTTGTTTCGTATCGCGACGTCTCAGGTGGAAACAATAGCTACATCCGAGTTTATCCCGGCGATGCTTCAGATAACGGAAAAACCATAACGCTCCAAGGATACGACGCAAACGGCCAGTGGATCCGGACTCAATCCGGCAGTGTTTGGATTGACGGAGAAAAGTTGACGCTCGCTTTGCCGTACGTTCAATCCACCAAGAAATTTACCGCGCTGACCGGAGTGATCAGGCAGGCAACAAATACCGCATCCAGGCTTTACGAGTTCAATCAGGCAGTTTTTGCCGAGCTTGATCTGGCTGTGTATGACCCCGACGAAACCTTGCCGCAGTATCGTCGGAGCTTGTGGACCGGTAAAAATAGCGATTCCTGCACACAGAGCGTCACGGTCATCGGAAAGATGCGCCACATCAACGCGGCGACAGCCAACGACTACCTGATCCCGCCTTCTCCTGACGCCATCAAGTTGATGGTGATGGCTATCCGAAAAGAGGAGAACGACTTGATACAGGAAGCAGTGGCCTACGAAGCGAAAGCGGTACAGGCTGTACAGGAACAGACGATGCAATATCTTGGCGATGCAGTACACACCATCAGGATGGTTGGCGTCGGATTGAACGGCGGTGGATTCTCCCAATGGTTCTAAATCTAAACATCGATTTTGCTCTTTCCGAAGCTACTCCAAAGAAACTGGAGCTTCTTCAGGCTGTGTTTGATGCACACGATACGGCGGCAAGGAACAACCAGAACTCAAGCTCTGGAGCCGCCGTCAACTCGTTCTTTGGAAGTGGCAATCTTACCAACGGAATCGCTTCTGCAATCCTGACTCTTGGTGATGCACATGGACCAATCGGCCCTGCTCGATTCGTTTACGAGCGATTCGACGAGCGAGCGTTGAAGTCGGCCATCGAGTCCGGTATGAAGATCCCTGGGTTTGGAAACTCGTTCTTCAAAGACAAAATTGATCCCGCATGGAGCAATGTGTCTGGACTTATCGCATCTGATTTTCCTCATGCAAATGACAGGATCATCCAGCTTCATGTATGGATGAAAGAGGTTGGAAAAGATGTCCATCCAAACGCTGCTCTCTATTCTGCCGTTGTTTGCAACGAGCTTGGAGTGATTGTTGGCGCTGAGTCGGCCATCTTCATCTTGGCTAGGACTGCCGCCTGGACCTCTTTGTGCGTTAAAAATGAAAGGTAAACTTTTTCAAATCTGCGGACTTCCAAGGTTTGGATCGGCATTCATGTCGGTCCTTTTCTCGTTGGAGAACGATTGTCTTGGAATCCATGAGCAAGGAGCTACCGACCCTAACTGGAAACAGTCAATCGAGGATTAT